GAATCCCCCCTCCGACTCGGCCTTCGAGCCTCATCGTCGCCGCGAGAAGAGGGACTTTCCCGTTCGCCCCGTCGCCGAAGAAAAGGGTCGAGATGTCGTCCGCGTCGACCTGTCGGAAATAGTGAGTGTCGGTCGGCGTCGAAAGGAAAAGGGCCTCTTGTTCGTCCCATAGAACCTCGCCCGTCCCCTCGTTGATGTAGAGTCTCGGCGTCCCCGAGATAATCGGTGAGGCGGTGATGATTCGGTATTGATATTTCCGACCGTCCGAAGGGTCGAGGGTCTCGTCGAAGGACTGTCCCTCGGTCGCGCCGACGACGCCGTCGACGTTCCCCGCCGTGATGACGAGGTCGGCGTCCGTCTCGTAGAACACGGGGTCGCCGACCGATGCGGTTTGAACCTCGGTCCCTCTCGGAATCGTGAGGTCTCCCGCGAGAGGGGCGGCGATTGAGAACTTGAGGTCGACCGAGGCCGGGACCGCCGAGGCCGGGATGTAGTCGATGAGTTTGAGGAGGGAGATGACCGACTCCCTCTTGACGGCGGTGTCGATGTACGCCTCGTTGACCGCCCTGTCGACGTAGTAGTGAAGACCGTCGGCGGCGTAGGCGAAGAGTTCGAGAAGAGTGATTCCGGGGTCCGAGGGATTGTGGTCGGTCCACTCTTCGAGGAAGTATTGAATCCGGTTGATGAGGTCGGTGACAATCGCGTCGAAGTCCCGCGAGGTGTAGTCGACCTGAACCGTTTGAAATGTCTCCGTCATGACCTACCTCATACGTTCGCCGATTGTTGAAGATAGAACGGGAAGACGAGATTCCCCTCGCGATTGTTTTTCACGATGAGGAAAGGAACCTTGAGGCGAAGAAGGTTTTCCTTGTAGTCAATCGTCATCGTGACATCTTGAACGACGAGACGTCGTTCCCATGTCCTCGCGGCCTTGAGTACGAATTGACGAAGGAACGCGAAGGCCGACTCGTCGTTCGGGTCGAATGGAACCTCGTAGATTCTCGACCCGTAGTCTCGCCTCATGACCCTCTCGCCGATTCGAGTCGAGACGAGATGACGAAGGCCCTCGGCGAGGTGTTCCTCGCCCGAGGAAAGGTCGACGCCTCCGTTCTCGTTGATTCGGAACGGGAATCGAATCCCCTTCCCGAGATAGTCTGTCTCGACCGCCATGACCTACCCTTTCGACATCGGGAGGAGGAGGTTCAACCCCTCCGCGATTCTCATTCGATTTCTCAACCGACTCATCGTGTCTTCGAGTTCCCTCTTCTTCTGAACGAGGGTATCGACCTCGACCTTCTCGATGAGGTGTCGAAGTCGTTCGGCCCTGTCCCGAAGGAGTTCTCCGACGAGGAGAAGTCCGAGGTCTTTCGCGTTCCCGTTTTCCTTGAAGGCGTCGAGTCGTTCGAGGATGAAATCGGTGTCGCGTATCTGAGCCTCGAAGTTCGTCGCCCGTTTCCTTCTGTTTTCAATCTTGTCTCCGAGGTCCGAGACCCGCTTCGTGAGTTTCTTCATGAGGTTCTCGGCCCCCTCCTCGCCCATGTCGTCGAAGACGGACTTGACGAGTTGTTGATAGGCGTCGGGAAGAGAGTTCAGAAATCTCTTGACGACTTCCATCCTATGAGCCTTTCACGTTCTGAGTCGCGACCGCCGCCGCCGTCAACGGAAATCCCGTCCCTTGAGGCCCCAAGGTCGGAATCTGTGCGGGTCCGGGGTGAAGGGGGGGCGTGTACAAGTGAACGTGTCCGTTGATTGCGGCGAGGACTCGCGTGTCGATGAGACTCAACAACGCCCCCGTCCCGAGTTCGATGACCGGGGAGTCGACATCGACCTTCGACGTCGCCGTGACCTTGACGTCGGGCGACTCGATGTCGGCCTTGACCGCGAACTTCGCCTTGAGTTCCGGTGATGCGAGACCGACCTCGGTGTCCGCGATGAGGTCGAGTTTTCCGAGAACGTGAAGGACGTCGTCCCCGTTGACGATGACGTACCTCGCCCCCGCCGATTTCATGACGACTTTCCCGTCCGCGTGAAACTCGAAGAACGAACCGCCCTTCGCCCAAACGTGAAGACGTTCGGCCCCCGGCGTGTCGTCGAGTTCGACGAGGTGTCCCCCCGACGTCTCGATGACTCGGTTCTTCGGATAGACGGCGGCGAAGGGGTCGGAGGGTTCGTTGACCGTCGCGCCCTTCGCGGTAGTCGCCGAGTCCGTTCCCTTCGGATAGGTTCCCGCCTCGCCCCGCGCCCTTCCGGGCGTCTCGGCCTGTCCTTGAGGTTCGCCCCAAAAACCGGGGGAGTAGACGGGACGATTCGGGTCGCCGTTCTCGAACTCGACCCATACGTTGTCACCGACGTCGGGAACCGAGAAATCTCCGAGGAACCGCCCCGTCGCGGGGAAGGCCCACGGGGTCGGAGTCGTCGAGAACCCCGCGCCCTCGGCGAGGGCCTTGACCCGACCGAGTTTCTTCGGGTCGAGGACGTTCGCGACCTGTCCCGCATATTTTCCGAGTAGTCGATTCACTATGAGAGAACCCCTTGTTGAGAGATGGTCGTTCCCCTGAGAGTGTCCTCCGAGGCCCTCGGCCTCATAGAACCCGATGAGACCGTCGAGGATGGACGAGGAGACGATGTTCCGGGGGCAAGCCTACCGACCGTCGTCCGACGGACGTCGGCCCTCACGACGTATCCTCCGCGTTCCGGGTCGATTTCGTGACGAGTTGCCTTGACGTACACTTCGCCCGAGAATTGACCGACGTTCTTGAGCGTGACGATTGACCGCGACCGGACCTTCGGGGCGTTCTTCGTCTTGAGTCGGCCCTCGACGATGAATTGTCGGGCCTTCGCGCCCTCGGTCGCGAGTCGTTGAACCTCGGAGAGGTTCCCGGCCTGTCCTCGATTGACGAGGAACTCCTCGGGCTGAACCCCGAGACCCGCCGTCACCTCCGAGGCCCTCCTCAAGTTCGGGTCCGAGAGTTGTCGTTGAGTGAGGGCGTCGGGTTCGTTGAGACTCGTCCAAGTGACCCCGCGTTTTTGCAACTTGTCACGGTTCGACTCGGTGAGTTTCCGACCCTTCAAGAAAGACCGGACCCGGAATCTCGCGTCGAGGAGGTCGTACTCGGTCCTCGCGAGGCCCCCGAATTGAGGAACACTCCTCTCGGGCCTCCCCCATCGGAGAATCGTGTCGGGCGTCTTGTACTTCATCGAGTGAAAGTGAAGGGAACCCCTCTCGACGAAGACGAGGAACCCGTTCATCTCGGCCCGACGTTGAAGGAACGTCATGTCGGACTCGTTGAGTTGAACGACCTCCTCGTAGTTCTCCGAAGTCGTCTCGATTGTGAGGTCGCCCGTCTTGTCGTCGAAGGTCTTGAGACCGTACTCCGAGGCGATGATGTTCGCGATTTGAGAGTCGGTGACTTGACGGAAGGTTCGCCTCTTCTCGGTCGCCGCGAGTTTGAGGTCTTGCCCGAATCCGACGATGACGAGAACCGGAGAGTCGCCCTCGGGAAAGTGAAAGACGGGTTCCTCAAGGACGAACGTCCCGAAGTTTTGAAGTTCCCCCTCGATTCCGAGGGAGAGAGTCATCGTCCCCTTCTCCTGAAAGAGGACGTCGTTCGTGAGTTCCTCGTCGACGTTGATGAGTTCGACCTTGACGACGTCCGCGAGAACGTCGTGTTCCTCGACGAGGATTCGACGGACGGAGTCCTTGTATCCGAGAACCGAGAGGTCTCGGCCTCCGAGTACGACCTGAAAGTCGGGAGCAAAGTCGACCATGACCTACCTTTTCGAGAAGTCCTCTTCGGGCGGGATGATGAGTTTCGTCCCGACCGGAATGTTGAACGGGTCGATGATTTCGTTGACGTCCGCGATGAGCCAAAAGAGACGGGTCTTCCCGCCGAAGTCAAAGGCGAGAAGGTCGAGTTCCTCCGTCACCTCGAACTCATGAATGACGTCGCCCTCTCCGAGTTCTTCGGCCTTGACCCGTTCTCGCGAATGTAGAATCGCGTCGACCTGTCCGTTCGTTCGGACGAGTGCCGACCTTGCGACTCCCTCATATCTTGAGCCGGGATAGACGGGCATTTTCTACACTCCTGTCGCGTCGTCGAGTTCGTCGTCGTCGAGGTTTTGAACGAGAGTCAAGTCGACCCACGCCCGAACGGGGTTCGTTGAGTTCGGGGCGAACAAGTCCTCTCGAACTTTGATGTCCTTCAAGTGACATCGAAAGACGTCACGTTCCCCGCGAATGAGGAGGAGGACGTCGGCCTTGAACTTCTTCTTCTTCGACCGCGACCTCCCCGGCATACGAACCTCGGCGGGGGCCATTCTTTTATAAAGCCATTCGATAGCCTTCGCGACTCGGTTGTAGGGTTGCCCCATTCCGACCTCATCGAGAAGGAGTTGAAACGTGAGAGTCCTTTCGCCTCCCTCCTTGTAGGTGTACTTCGGCCTCGACCGATTCGCGACCGAATCCGTTCCCCACTTTGAAGACTGAGCGTCGTTGTACTCCGAGGGGTTGAAGTGAAACGCGAGTCGGTCGGAGGTGTCGTTCTCTCGAACGATGACTCCCCGCCCCTTCTTGCCGCCGCCCATTCCCGCGAGATTGCGAGACGGAACCGAGCCGCCTTGAATCGGACCCTTGTTCCCTGTCGTCGCGTCGGGCGCGAGACCTCGGAGGGTGTTCTTGAATCGGTCCCTCGCGGGAGGTTCAGGTTTTCCGTTCGGCATTGTTTTGACCGCTCAAGTTACAAGACGCCCCTCGCCGAGGCGAGAGGCCGATTGAATCCCCGGATGAGGTCTTCTTCGGTGAGTTCGATGACCTCTCGGGCGATTTCCTTTCCGTCGAGCATAATTGGGACGACGACCGTGATAGGACCGAAACCGCCGCCGACCGACTCACTCCTCGCGGGTCCGGGCCTCGCCGTCGCGACAACTCCTCCCCCGCCTCCTCCTCCGACCGCGCCTCGGTCGACTTTCGGGAGGAGAGGGATTCCCTTTCCGGGGATGATTTTGTTCGCGGTCGAGATGA